GTGTGACCATTGTGCCAAAGAATATAAAACAAACCGCCCTAGTTGGTTAAACACAGGATACAAAAAGAAAACCGCATGTGACAGATGCGGTTTTAAATCAGAAGACCTTAATCAATTAGATGTGTACCATATTGATGGAAACGTTAATAATTGTGCATATGAAAATTTAAAAACTGTCTGTGCTAATTGTCAACGGTTATTACACAAAATTAAACTTCCTTGGAAGCGGGGAGATTTGACACCAGATTTTTAATCTGTCCAAACATGTCGTCGATAGTAGTGTTATTGGTCACAGTATGATCAATATCGCCTCCTACCCAAGCTGTTTCGCTGGTGTGTATGCCCAGCCGTTCTAATTTTGATATGCTCAAAGACCATGTAGAATTGCCGTCAGGACCGCGATTTGTTGATACGGCTGCGTCATACCATTCTGGATCTTCGCCTCGTTTGATACGTACAACTAAGCCGCCGGCATTGTGAATTGCTGTTATTTCGTTAGGAAAACGCACATCGCTGATAACAATATTATCAGCCGTTTTACGCATTTTATTTTCTAAACTGGCAATCCAGATATCGTCGTGAAATCCTTGACGGCATACTTCTGTTCCCCAATATTGTAATACCCATCTTGGAGTTATAGGTTTGCCTAATCTCTTAGTCCACCACTCATCTTGTTGTTCCCGCCATTTACGGGCTTCTGAGGTACGGCCTTCTAACAATGTTCGATCCCATCCAAATACACAGGCCACTGCGTCTTTTAAAGTATTTGCAAATGAATCTCGCCTAAAACCGTGATAATTAACTAGATAGTCTGCGGCAGTGTCTTTGCCTGAGCCAATAAATCCAATAAAACCAATAATCATAGAGTCCCCTAGTACTACTATAATTTATTACATTAGTGTTACGATGTCAAATTTTTATTAACCGATTACAAAAGACATTGGAGTTTGATTGTCTTTGTAGTTGATTAGATCTAACTCTAATTGCTCCATTTCAGCTTTACCTTCAGCTTTAAGAGCTGTACCATTAAGCTGTGTGCCGCCTTGTGGACTGGCAATAGTAGCGAACTTTTCACGTGCTTCGCCTAACATTACTTTACAGTTGGCTAAAGCATAGTCTTTGACCCATATGCCTGAATAAACATCTTGAAATATTACAAAATCAGGTTTCTGATTATACATCCAAAGTAGGACATTTTCTTCACCACGCGGTCTTTGTGTTATTCTTAGACGCTTGTATGTAGGATTCCAATCAAAATTAATATAAGATCCAAACATTTTTCCAACTTCTTTCTGATAGCTGGAAAACATATAATAAGTTGACAATCCGCCCATGTTAGTACTGGCTAGCAAATAGGTATTAGAATATGCCAAATTAAACGGTTCAAATAAAGTGCCGCCGTCGCCGCCACCTGTACGCGAACCAACGCTACGTCTAAAAACTTGTCGAACCTGCATAACTTCAGGTGCTAGAGTATATTCATTTACATCAGTTTGTAAAGTTAAAAAACCAAAACTTTCTTCTACAGCGTTACTACTACGTTGACGGTACTTCATTAGGGCACGATCGATAGCGGTATTATAGTGATTAGGGTCTAATTCTACGTCGATCATGCCATCGCCAAGCATGGTACGGATATACCCGATTACTTTTTCTTTTTCTGTTTCAAGTTCGCTCATACAGATATTTAGCTATAAATATACAACTATGCCAAGACTCTCTCTTTATCGCCCAGAAAAGGGCAACGATTTCCGCCTGCTCGATCGTGTTATTAACGAGCAATTTCAAGTTGGCGGGACTGATATTGTTGTACACAAATATCTAGGTCCGCAGGATCCTACAAACGGAGAAGCAACACCATCTACTCCCGTTAACGGAAATTCTGTTCCTGAACTGGGTATACAAGATGTGTTGTTCATGGAAAACAGAGACAGAAAATACGATAAAGATGTGTATGTTACTCGTGGAATTTATACCATGCAGGACATTGATTTTAATCTAAGTCAGTTTGGCTTTTTTTTAACCAATGACAATATCATGATCACATTTCACTTACGTGCCACTGTTGATCTTCTTGGTAGAAAACTTATGAGCGGTGATGTTTTAGAACTGCCTCATTTAAAAGATGAGTATGCTCTAGGCGATGACATGGTTGCTTTAAAACGTTTCTATGTAATTACAGATGTAACTCGTGCTGCCACAGGTTATAGTCAAACATGGTATCCGCATCTGTTGCGTGTTAAATGTGAACCTCTAGTTGACAGTCAAGAATTTAAACAAATTTTAGATGGTGATGCCGGCGATGGTATTAACAGTTTACGTGACGTACTGTCAACGTACAATAAAAATCTTGAAATTAACAATCAAATTATTGCTCAAGCAGAAGAAGATGCAGGATTGAGCGGATATAATACTGATCATTATTATATACTTCCTTTAAACGATTCTGGGAAATCGTTGGAAATGAGAGATACCACAGATGATGATGTTGATGCTAGTTATGAAGGCACAGCGGCAGATGCAAGTTCTGTATATGTAACTCCAGAAAAAGACGTTTATATTGGTTATCTTCAAGGCGATGGAAAGCCACCCAATGGCGCACCTTATTCTTTTGGTATTGAGTATCCCGTTAATCCAGGTAAGGGCGCATATCATTTAAGAACAGATTATTTGCCTAACAGATTATTTAGATTTGACGGCAAAGCATGGGTATATGTAGAAAATAATGTACGAATGACAATGACCAACAAGCCTGTTGATGCCAAACCCGCGGCGGATGCTGTAACAAGGCATACTCAACTTGGCAGTTTCATTAACAACAATAATACTGCAACTATTGCAGGAAAAATTATTGAAGAAAGACAGAGCCTAAGCAGGGCTCTAAAAAAACAAAAGCCTCAGGCAGATATGTAAATGAAAAAATTTGAAAAATATATGGACGATTTTGAAAATTATAAAAGATACACTTTTAAATGTAAGTGCGGTTGTCCGCAACATTGCGGTCACAGTTGTTTAGATTGTGACTATTGTTCAGACTGCGAATGTGAGACTTGTATCAATCAACAAGAACAGGAAAGCAAATAATGGAGCACTTCTACGATGGCCAAATACGCCGTTACCTAACACAGTTTATGAGATTAATGAGCAACTTTAGTTATAAAGATGCTCGAGGTGAACTTGTGCAAGTCCCTGTTCGATATGGTGATATGTCTAGACAGGTTGCTGGAGTTATGAAAAAGAACAGTGAAAACGTGTTAAACTCTGCACCATTTATAGGTTGCTATATCAAGAGTCTAGATTTTGCTAGAGACAGATTACAAGATCCTACTTACGTTGGTAAAATGCATATTCGTGAAAGACAATATGGATACGTTGACGAAAATCCTGAAAGTCCTACATTTGGTCAAATGATCGAAGACTATGCTAATGTGCAAGGTGAAAACTATACCGTTGAAAGGTTAATGCCTAGTCCGTATAATCTTACATTTTGTGCTGACATATGGTCAACCAACACTGATCAAAAACTACAGATATTAGAACAAATATTAGTTTTGTTTAGGCCAGCAATGGAAATACAAACTACGAATAACTATATTGACTGGACGAGTTTAAGTTATCTAGAACTAACCGGCACTACTTGGTCAAGTAGACAGATTCCTCAAGGAACTGAGAATGATATCGATATCAGTAATCTAACATTTCTTACTCCTATTTGGATTAGCCCCCCTGCTAAAGTTAAAAAATTAGGCATTATTACAAAAATCATCGCTAATATTTTTGCAGAGCCTACTGGTAGTATTAACACAGGAGAATTAAGTTTTAGCAAACCAATATCTACTGTTACAGTAACGCCTGGCAACTTCTCTGTACTAATGACAAATAATACTGCAAAGTTAATGGCATCTAGTGAAAATTTAATTATCAACACTTTAGAAAATATTCCAGTCAAAGGCGGAATTAAGATTAACTGGCGTGTGTTATTAGATATGTACCCAGGAAAATTTAGAGCTGGATTAAGTCATATTGAATTGACTAAACCAGACGGTGGAAGAATTGTTGGATATCTAAGTATAAATCCATTAAATGAAGATGATATGGATGTACTTAATGTTCAATATGACGGTGAAACTTTATTAAACACTGATATTAGTGATATGACTGAAGCGTACACTAGAGGAACAATTAATGCTATTGTAAATCCGCTAACATATAATCCTGGAACACCTACAGTTGATACACGTTATTTGATATTGGAAGATATTGTATCTATAGAAGACATTGGCCCAGATGCTTGGCAGAACAGTGACGGTAGCGGCTTTACAGCATCGGCAAATGATATTATACAATGGAACGGGGTTCGATGGAACATTATTTTCAATTCTGCAGAAGTAACCACCATTACATACATAACTAATTCTTATACAGGTATTCAATACAAATGGGACGGCGAACAATGGTCTAAGAGTATTGACGGAATGTATTATCCAGGAGAATGGCGATTAGTTCTGTAACAGATATTGTATGTAGTGGCGGGTTGTTTGTTGCCCGTGATACCAAAAGATTTTTATTTTTATTACGCAATCAAGGTAAAACAGCAGGATCTTGGGGTATTGTTGGTGGCAAAAAAGAAGAAGCAGACTCAACTGCCTATGCCGCATTAATAAGAGAAATACAAGAAGAAGTAGGTAAGACACCTACCATCAAAAAATCTATACCTTTAGAATTGTTTACTAGTGAAGACCAACGCTTTTATTTTAACACGTATGTTCTAGTAGTTGAAAAAGAGTTTATTCCTACTCTTAATTCTGAACACGTTGGATATGCATGGTGCGATTTAAATCAATGGCCTAAACCTTTGCATCAAGGTGTTAAGCGTAGTCTTTCAAATAAAACCAACAGAACAAAAATTGAATTGCTGTTAGATATTATTCAATGATTACCAAGGCTTGTTAAGTGTAACAGACATGGGTGTAATCTGTTGGTTTATTTGACTAGCAAGATTGTCTTTGTAATCATTAAGAACTTCTTCGCCCATAGAAGATTCTATCCATTCAGTTACTTGTTGTTGTGTCAAATGATTAAACGGAACAAAAGCATCTGGACTAGGTTCTGATAAACCCACTGTGCCAAAAACTTGTGCTCCGTGTCCTTCTCCGTCAGTTGCAGAAAGTACAAATTCAATACCATAGACTACATTCTCCATCCCGTTCAATATGGGATGTGCTGAAAATCTAGGAAATTCCCAAGTATATGTAATCATAGTATTTCTCTGTTAAACAATTATTTATTGTTTCAATGGCGCTGCCATTACTCCGCTACCGCCCTGTTGATCTTGCTGAATCTGCGGTGCTACCTGTTGACGAACAACATCAACAACTTGGAAAGATGCTTCGTAGGGCAATTTTCCAAGTCCTGCCATGACGACATTTAATTCGGCAATATCTAATTCTAAAGTGATTTTTGGTTGGCTCATATAAACTCCATAAGTTATGGTTTATTTATGTACGCATATTATGCGGGAGTAGAATTGTCGCCGCCAACATCGTTAGGATTGGGTGTAGCATCGTGAGGATCAAAATCACTCCAGGGCATTTTAACTTGATGTTCAGAAACACTATTCTTTTTATTTGAAATTTGTTCAAATATTTTTTGGTTAGCATGTTCTTCATGATCACCAGCAACTGCAACTTTGATCCAACTTAACACAGTTTCTTCTGTTAAATTATCATAGGGTATGAAGTCAGCTGGCGCAACATTTGCTGCTGAAAGCGGTGTTGCCCCAACAAATTCACCAACATTACCGTGCTCATCTGTACCAATTTTTTTCCAATAAGTTTGTACAACAGCATTGGTATTGCTGTTTTGAGTTGCAACTTTGATTCCAGTTACAGTCCATGTATATGTAATTGCCATATTCTCTCCAAAGAATGTTTTAAATATTTATGTGTCGATAAGTTTGCCGACCAAAGCTTCGAGTCTGGCAATTCTATCTGTTTGTTCTTCAATTATTTTCTGTTGCTCTTTTACAGCCTGCATGACAATAGGTATTAGTTTATCATAGGCCACAGTTTTGTATCGATCACCCTCTGGTGCATCGTAGGCAGAATCCAATACTAATTCTGGAGCAACTCGTTGAACTTGATCAGCAAGAATACCATAACTGTATGTGCCTGGTGCTCCCAGCATTGAATTTTGTTTCCAACGGAAATGTACACCGTCCAGTTGACTGATCATGCCTAGGGCATTGTCAATTATTTTGACTTCTTCTTTCAATCGGGGATCAGAATAAGCAGTAACTTCTCCTGCGGCTGTCATAGATCCGTTGGGCATGTAAACATACCAACGGAATGCTGAAGCTGACCAGCCTCCTAAAAACACATAAGCATCAGGTCTTAGACCAAAATGTGTGGCATAAGCACCGGCACAGTGTAATGATATGGCTGCACAGTTGCCGCTGCCGGTACCACCGGCATTTTGAATCATTACACTAACTTGATTTGCGGTTGTGTCACTGCCGGCATAGTTAGCGTAGCCTCCACGATAGTAAGAGGTATAAGTGGCCGGGTCATCATAGTAACCAGTATTATTTCTATCGTAATAGATGTATCCACGTACATCATTGGCATAGGTAATGTTGTATAGTTCGTGATAGCTGTTGTCGTTGTATGGTGCTCTGATATACCAGTTACCAGTGGAGTTTAGCAGACCAAAACCGCTGCTGTCTGAGTACAAGTAACCTTGAATAGTTCCGCCGTAACCTGCACGTATTCGAATACCTCCGTTTTGTCCGTTGGCACTACCTAAATTGTAGTAAGCTGCACTATCTGCATACCAGTGTGTACCATAAGTTTGATTATACATACCTGTAGCATTATAGTTGCGGAAATAACCGCCTAGATCGTTATAAACGTCACCGCAGTTAATTGTGCTAACACGACAAGTACCAGTTGGATCAAGATAATAGCCTGTGTTGTTTGAATCATAATAGATACTGGCATACAGTGCTCTCGCAGCATTATCATTGTTGTCATACATGGCAAACTTATACCAGCTGCCAAATGTTGTGCCCCAACGCTGTCTCCACCATAAACTGCTGGTTGGACCACCTGCTATCTGATACCCGTAAGCATTAGTAACGTTGTTGTAGTGCATGGCCTGGATAATTTCATAGTGACTGGTATCACCTGGAGAGTTAGCAGGACTACCCCATGAATCGCCAAAACCGCAACCCCAGGTAAACACTGTGTTAAGGTCAGTGGTTGACCAGCCCATGTTACCTACCCAGTAGTTAGTGTCAGTGGTGTTGTCATTACGTGCTATATTATATAGATAGCTGCCTCCCTGGCGCATCTTTGCACGAGCAGTTACGCCATTGTGATTAAGACCGTAGGCAATGGCCAAGTCAGCATAGTAGGTAGTGTCATTGTAATCGTAGAATATTGGACTACGCATTGACCCGTATGCAAACAAATTACTACTACTGTCCATGTAGCCACGTTCAACGTTTTGAGTGCGGAAATAAATGTTGGCTTCAGACTGTAAGTGAATACTAGTGCCGCTGTAAATTCCAGGCTGACTGTAAGCAGATCCAAGTCTTACAGTGGCTCCGGTGCCTTCAGCATTGGCTACAATGTAACCTGAATCAGTTGTGCTGAAAGTCACTCTATTGCTGGTACCGCCTCTTAGTACAAATCCGCCGGCTGATGGATCAACGTAATAAGTTGTATCGTCACTGTCGTAGAATATTGGTGCTCTGTGAGACAGGTTTGACCAAGCAATACCTGTGGTATCCCAACGCATATTCCAGTTTGTCTGAGCAATCAAGCTGCCGTAACCAATTCTAAAATCGTTGGCAGCATAGTTATAAACCAGCCCTGTTCCACCTGCACCAGCATTGCCTAGTGATAGACCACCGTTGTTGTTATAACCCTGTGCTACAAAACTAAAGCCGTTGGCCACATACAAATTACCTGAAACAGTACCGCCAGTACTACCAATTGTATAGGATGTATAGTTACCTGCGTGTATGACAATATTACCGTTGATTTTTACGTTGTCACCGGGACCACCAATATCAAGATAATAGTTTGTACTACGTAATCTCAGACCATAGCCGCCTGACATCTGCATCATTACGTTGATGCCGTCGTAGCCCAATACGTTTGTTGTACCAATACCGTATGTGGGCGCTGTTGCTGTTAAACTGGCAAAGTTGTTTGATTGTACAAATATATTTGGAATATAACTATTTGTGGCTAGCCTAACAGTGCCGTTTACATCAAGATAATAAGATGGAGCAGGTTGGTTAATACCTACATAGCCGTTAATAGGATCAATAGACATACGTTCAACTGGCAAGTCAGTGCCTGCACCAGTAGTACCTGTACCTGATTTTGTGGCAAATACTAGATAACTTCTTTCTGAACCAGAGTTATCATATAATCTTAATCCTACCCAAGCATGTGGAGAAATATTATAACTGGTATTATCTGAATTTAGTGTTCCGCCACTGTAGTTTAATAGGTGATTAAATGCAATCCCTCCATAATAACTACCAGCAGTGGTAATACGTTGGGTTGCCGGACCTACCTGCATAGCATAAGTAGATGAGTTAATTGTACCTGCACCAGTTCCGCTGGAATGGAACATATGACTTCCACCTCGAAAGTCCAGTGGTGATGTGTAGTACGCACTCATGAAACTCAAGTCGTTGGTCAACTGGCTTATGTTTGTTAAGTTGCCGCTGTTCCAATATTTGTAAGTAGTTACAGTAACTTTTTTGGTAGCAGGACAGGCTGCTTCAGTTACTGTCCATTCTCTGTATGCAATGCCCAGACCGTCACTGATATAACGAATAGAAAAACGTGCATAATAGGCATTATTGCTTAGATGTATTACAATATTATTGCTAGCATTGAGAGCTAAACTTACTGTGCCAGGATTCCATCCATTATAATAACACTTGTATGAACCAAATGCACCAGTGCTGGCATTTTGAGGATTGAAATAATAAACTAATTCAATGTAAATTGGTTCGCTGTCACCGTTTGACTGCCCTTCAATAATAATCTTAGGCATGTGAAAAGCAGTAGCAGGAATATTCGTAGTGATCAAATATCCAGTTGCTGGAGTTGCAGCACCAGTGTAGTTACCTGCGTTGATCATTGCTAGTCCGGTGAATATACCTTTACTAGCTACCACGGTATTAAATGTTACATCACCGTTGGCCAAAGCAAATCCAGGATTTGTCAGTTGATTTAAATTTGTTAGGTTGCCTTGATGCCAAACTTTATTTGCACCTACATATGGATCATATCCAAAAGTAGTTCTACCAGTGCTGGCACTGATATCTAATGCTGCGTTGGTGGCTGTTGCAACACTGCCAACAAATCCATTTTTTGCAATTACAAATGCATCGTTATAAGTTGTTGTTGGTAATTTACCCACACTCCATGCAGTTGCTGAATCTGCTACAACAGGAAATAATACATAGGCCTGAGCATCTGCACTGCTGGGATTTATTCTTATACCTTGACTCCAGCTGTTTCCTCCAGGATTGACAATCAATGCAGGAGTACTTCCTGTACCACCTGATAAACTACTGCCAGTAGGTGCCCAAGTTGCATATCCATTAATTGTTCCTCCAGCACCTGTCCATGAAGATGCAGTGCCAAAAAACAAAGATCCGTTAGAACCTTGGATACTTGCTGGTCTATTTGTTCCAGCACCATCTTGGTTACCAATCAAGAATGTCTGAGCTCCGCTGCCTGCTGTCACACGTAGATAATTAACAAATGCGCCGCTGCCCGTAACATCTAAAGTTTCTACAGGTGTTGTTGTTCCGCCAACTCGTACTTTACCGCCACCGCCTGCAACTACAACATTACCTGTATGATAGTATTGTAAGCCAACAAGGCCTGAATTGTCTTTTGAATCTACAAGTATATCGCCTTGTCCGTAACCTTTGATGTTGGCAGTAGATGCTGCTCGATCAAGGTAAAGTATATCAGTTCGTTGATCTGTGACATCAAATACTGTAGCACCGGCAATATACCATGTCAGTGGACTACCTGAACTTGGTGTGGGGCTACCTGTTAGATAGAAGAAATCAATGGTACTAAAAGTACCAGTATCTCCGCACACTACTACGTAGACGTATTCTTCCCATTTACCTGTACCGACATTATTTGTCGCCCAATATGTTTGAGCATTTGTACCTGCTGAGTTTCCACCATAGTTTAGTGTATAGCCAACTGGTATTTGAGCTTTGAATCTTGCTACTAAAACTGCATTAGCACGGGCACTGACTGAAAATTTAAATCCGCCAAACCCTGGACTGGTAGTAGAACCGTTATGCACAACCTGTAAAACATATCCAGAATTGCTAGGTGTGCCTGTTGGACTGGCAACGCGACTGATTGTAACGTTGGTGCCACCAGAATTATTATATACAGTAATATTATTTGTACCGTTATAGAAATTTTCATCTAAGTGGCTGGAATTTTTTACACCAGAATTAAGTGCGTGATATGCTAGTGTTGTTCCGCCTGAAAAATTAGTTTCAACATGGTCCCAACTGGTCTTAGAATCAAATCTTAATGCACCGCCTAAACTTAAATTTGTGCCGTCAAATGTTAAGTTTGCAGAACCGGCAACTAGGTTACTGGCATCTTTATATAAAACTTGATTGGCTGCACCTGCATTATAACCAAAACCTGTGGCGCCACCTAGACCTTGTTCTCCAGCAGAACCATAGGCCACATTCATTAATCGAGCATTTGCAGTATTAAATGATGAGTCAAAGTAAAGAGCATCACCAATTGCTCTTGCGGTAAAATATTGTTGAGCACCGTTGACATAATATCTAACTGTTGCTCCATCGTATACAATTAAACAACTGGTAGCAGTAGTGTATGCCCCGTAGGTAGCTACACTTGCCCCGCTTTCATATATGACCAACGACCCTTGATTGAAATAGAAGGCATAGTCAAGGTCGGCAAAGTTTGCACTGGTTGTTGGATCTGAATTTAATCCAAACATAACACGACTGGTTAGTGTATCAACCATTGCCGCGGCATAAGCACCCCGCGTGAATCCTTCAATAGAATAAACCTGACCATCCCAAAGACCAGCAGTACCGCCGGTTTTTGTGTATGATGTATAATTTGTGCTGGTAATAATATTTGAGGTATACTGCGGAGTCCAGCTATTTGAACCCTGTATACCTGTAGCGCCAGTAGCACCTGTTGATCCACCTGTTCCTGATGGACCAGTAGCACCTGTAGTACCAGTTATTCCTGTAGCACCAGTTGCACCTGTGGCTCCTTGAGGACCTGTAGCACCTGTAGTTCCTTGATTACCAACACCGCCAGCACCGCCTGTGGCACCAATTGGACCAGTAGCACCTGTTGTACCAACGTTGCCTTGAGGGCCTGTTGCACCTGTACTACCTTGATTTCCTACGCTACCGCCAGGACCTGTTGCGCCAGTAGCACCACTAGATCCCGCAGTACCAGTTGCACCAGTACTACCAATTAAACCTACTATACTAAATGTCCAACTTGAATACGGACCAGCGCCAACTGTACCGTTGACAAAATCAACAAGAACTGTGATGTTCAATCCGGCAATAGCAGTAATAACACCTTGTAAAAAATTTGCTGGAACAGTATCATAGGCAACCTGTACCCTGTCCTGAATAGCATAGGCATTGGCTTTATTAACTGTAAATGTCTTACTTCCTGTTGCTAAAGTAAATGAACTTGCTGATGTAACATCATAGCCTAGACCAGTAGCACCTGTTGATCCTCCTGAACCGCCAGTGCCTGCGGCACCAGTAGCACCTATTGGACCAGTAGCGCCTGTACTTCCTGTAGCACCAGTAGCACCTGTGTAGCCAGTAGCACCAGTAGCACCAGTAGCACCAAATGACCCAGCACCACCTGTAGCACCTATTGGGCCAGTACTTCCAGTAGTGCCTTGTTGTCCAGTAGCACCCGTAGCACCAGCATTACCGGCACCGCCAGCAGCACCAGTTGCACCTATTGGGCCAGTACTTCCAGTAGTGCCTTGCAGTCCAGTCGTTCCTTGTAAACCTGTAGCACCTGTACTACCTATAGGACCAGTTGATCCGGTGGCACCTGTTGCACCGGTAGCACCGTTGGGGCCTGTGGCACCGGTAGCACCGTTTACGCCCGCTGCACCTGTTCCGGGAGGAATAAATCCTAACACACCAGTACCATCAGTGGACAATACCCATCCGCTGGTATTTGCTGAACTTGGTAAAGTCAAAGAGACTGTACCTGTTGAGGGTCCTATTAGGGTAACACTGCCTTGTTGATTTGTATCTAAATTAATTGACATAGTTTGCTATCATTATTCCATATTTATGCATGTTTAACCGGTCACTTCTGTGGTATCAACTTTTGCCACAAATCTCACAGTATTGGCATCTGCACCGTTGGCTAGGATTTGTAAAGCACCGTTTGTAACATCTGCAACAACATTTACGTCATACCCTGCAACGCTTGACCAAATTTTAGTTTTGTTAACTACTCTTAAGGTTGTAGTTGCTACGCCAGTATTTCTAGTAATAACTCCGTTGAATTCCCAGGCCCCTGCTTCGTTGCTGGTTATGGCTCTAACACTGACAAGGATTCTAAAAGCAAATGTTGAATCATTTGGTAAAACAATTTGATTTGATCCAGATGCTGTGGCACCGTCTGATGTCAGTGCTGTAGGAGTTGCGGAAGCTATTGATCGTCTTAGGACGTAAATACCAGTTTGAGCGTCGCCTGCAACAGCAAAACTTCCACTGGCATAAGCATTTTGTACTGCGCCAGTTCTAGTTATTGCGCCAGAACCTACTAATATATTTTTACCAATACCCGCGCCGCCAGTTACAACAAAAGCACCTTGAGTTGATGATGTAGCTACAGTATTTTTACCAACATACACTTCACCGTATCCACCGTTTAACCAAATACCAACATTGGTGCCTGTGTAAAGATAGCTGGTTCCGCCGGATATAGTAACGCCACCGTTGTTTGATAATACTAGATTACCATGCGTACTTACTGCACCATTTGATCCTGCCTGTAATCTTAAATTATTGCCAGCTTGACCTATAATTCCATTGCCACCGTCTATAAGTAACTTTGAACCAACAGCGTTTACAGATAATGTTTTGCCAATATATACATCACTGGCAATACCGGCACCGCCTGCTACAACCAATGCACCTGTGCTGGTTGACACTGATGTTGTAGTATTAGTGATCGCAATAGCATTAGTGGTAGTTGATCCTCTGTTAGTGATTGACTGTAATGTGCTAGTGTTCCATACGGTTATATTACCAGTCGATGTACTGATTGCGGTATCTGTACCAGCAGTAAGACTAGATACTGCAAATGAACTAATTGTAGCAGTGGTTATCACTTGAGCACCAGCAACAAAACTGGTGTTAGCCACATATAAATTACCGCCAACGCCTACACCACCAGCGACTGTTAATGCGCCTGTGGCAGTACTGATGCTGGATTGAGTGTTAGTAATTGAGATAGTCGCAGTAGTAGTTGATCCTCTACCGGTGACCGTCTGAAGTGTACTGATATTCCATATAGTAACTGCGCCAAAATTAGCACTGACCGCAGTGTCTGTGCCTGCAAATATTGTACTAACACCAACGCCGCCTGACCCAAGACTTGATGTCGTTAATACTTCAAGTCCACCAGAATAAATTGTATTATTAACATATAAGTTACCGCCAATTCCTACTCCGCCAGTGACAACCAACGCACCTGTTGTGGTACTTGTAGCACTGGTTGCGGCTGTTAGTTGTAGACTACCAAATTTTGCAGCGCCAAATGTTCCTGTATTACTAAACAACGAGGGAAATATTTGTCCCGCACCTGGATAGATATTTGTTTTATAAACAAATGTCTGTGTGGCATTATCCATTCCAATGAATGAATGATTATCGTAGGCAGTGTTTACTGTTGCAGTGGTACTATAATGCAACAGTATACCGCGATCTAATCCATCATTAACACCAAGTGCGGTGTTGTTTGGGCCAGTACCAATATCTATTACTGGATCCACAATTACAGTTTGTGTGGAATTTACATAAGTAGAAGTTCCGTATACCTGTAGATTTCCGTAAACTGTTGCATTAGCTCCGACAATTAAATTTTTACCAACACCAACGCCGCCTGAAACAATTAATGCACCAGCAGTTGATGTATTGGCATCAGTGGCGTTTGAAATACTAATTGCTCGATTGGTAGTGTTACCTCGATCAGTCACTGATTGTAGTGTACTGTTGTTCCAAATAGTAATTGTGCCGGTACTAGAACTTACTACAGTATCTGTTCCAGCAGTCAGTGTCTGTACACCTAAATTAGTTAATGAAATAATACCTGTTGCAGAACTTATACCAATGTATGTAGATCCCTGTAACGCTATTACACCAGTATTGTTTATATTAAAAGTTACGCTAGGACCAGTGCTAGTTAATTCTGAAATACTAATGCCCGATCCGGCTACAGGTGTTACATCTGTAACTACTCGTTTGTTGTTATCATAAACTGTAGTACCATATATATTTGCAGCATATAGATCTTTTCCAACACCTAATCCTCCAACTAGTATTACGGCACCGGTTGTAGTACCTGTAGAATTAGTAGTGTTAAATGATTGTATAGTACCATATACTGTTAAAGTATTATTAATTACCACATTCGTTGCTGTTGTATTACCAGCAACATTTAAATTTCCTCGTAAATTAGTACCGCCACTGACTACCAGTGCTCCTGTATTTGTTCCAGTCGAATCTGTTATATTGGTTATGTAAATTGGATTTGTGGTACTATTACCTCTACCAGTTACTAACTCAAGAGTATCAACTGATGTAATTGTTACTGCACCTGTTGATGTATTAATTGATATGCCAGAGCCTGTGCTGATAGAAATAACACCATAAGCACCTAGTGTTGCATTGGTTAAAACTTGACTACCGTTGGCAAACATATTGCCAGCATATATTGCACCACTAACTCCAACTCCTCCATTAACCGTTAGTGCTCCGGTTGTTGTGCCTATAGATGTTGCAGAACTTAAGATGGATGTTTTTCCATCTAGTACAATATTAGTGGCAGTTAGTGATATTAATCCACCAGGAACCGAACGTATTCCAATTTTACCAACAGTTGTAATAATATTAACATCGCCAGTAGTTGAAATAATTTCGTTAGATACTGCATTCAGTGAAACTGTTCCACCTTCTACTGTTACATCGCCACTAACTGTGGCATTTCCTGTAATAGCTGCATATCCGCCAACACTTAAATTTTCTCCAACGGCTACACCACCAGAAACTTGTAATGCTCCCGAACTAGTAGAGTTAGAACTGGCAGTATTAGTAATAAGGATTGATCTATTTGTTGTATTACCTCTTCCAGTCACAGTTTGTAGTGTACTGGTTGTCCATATGGTTACAGCACCCGTTGATGTTGATATTGCGGTGTCTGTGCCAGCAGTAAGACTAGATACTGCAAATGAACTAATTGTAGCAGTGGTTATTATTTGAGAACCAGCAATATAACTGGTATTGGCCACATATAAATTGCCGCCAACTCCTAGACCCCCAGCGACGGTTAATGCACCTGTGTTGGTACTAGTACTAGAAGTAGTATTGGTAATTGAAATAGCCGCAGTAGTTGTTGAACCTCTAGATGTAACTGTTTGCAAAGTGCCGGTATTCCAAACTGTAACTACACCAGTTGAAGTACTAACCGCAGTGTCTGTACCTGCAACTATTGCAGTAACACCGAGACTACCAATACTGCCTACTGTAACTACAGGACTGCCGTTACTGTAAATTCCAGTACCGTAAATATCTCCAGCCACACCTAACCCACCTGCAATAGTAACAGCACCGGTGTTTGTACTAATTGAATTAGTTGTATTTGAAAAACGAACAACTACATTAGTGCTAGATCCTCTTGCGGTAACAGTTTGTAATGTTGAAGTGTTTGAAACTGTAACATTACCAATGTTATTTGAAACATTGATATCAGTTCCGCCAGAAAGATTAGTTACTGCATAACTAGAAATAGTGCCTGTAGAAATTAATTTTCCTGAGCTATCGTAGGAATTTTTAACGTATAAATCTCCGCCAATACCAACGCCGCCTGCAACTTGTAAAGCACCTGTTGCTGTGCTAGTGGCATTAACAGAAGAAATAACTGTTAAAGTATTTGTTGATTTAATACCACCATTTGATACCCAGTTACCTAGTCCATCATATAACCAGGTTATATGCGGACTACCGGATGGACCAATCTGTAGACCACTTGAAGCAGCAATAGATGCAGTAAATGCACCTGTGCTTAAACTTATTGTTTTGTCGCCTATGTTTAAATTGTTACTGTTTAATTGAAATTGATCGCCGTCAACATACAAATCTCCTTGAAGATATGTGTCTCCGCCAACAACTAAATTTTTAGCTATGCCAACACCACCACTTACTACCAGTGCCCCAGTGGTAGTTGAGGTACTATTGGCTACACTGGTAGCTAATAATTGTCCTGTAAAGTTTAATGCTCCGTTGACCTGTAAATCGCTTTCAATTGTGGTCAATGTTCCTGCAGGATCTATAGTTAAATTACCACTGCTGGTTTGTATTCTACTACCTGAAAATAAAAGTTGTCCAACTTGAATACTTGTAGGTTGCAGTACAGCTGAATTCACCCCATCGCTGATTGTAAGACTAGCTAGAGGACCTAAATTAAAATTAGCAGTACCAAAATCTACGTTACCTGTGCGTTGATTAATACGGAATTGATCCCCTACACGGAAGTCACCCAAATGATCAACTGTTTGATAATAAACTTTTGCACCATTTAGTGCAACAATTTCATTGTCTTGCACTGCTAAATTTGGATCGTTGGTAAAATCTTTACCGCTGCCAATGTAACTCATATTAAAAGCAATTGCTTTTAAGTCAATACCTTCTCCGTCTGCATATATACCATAATTACCGTAACACACAGCTGACCCAATACTACGCAGTTCACCGCCAAATTGACGATAATCGGCAAGCGTAATTGATTGAGCACTGGCAACCACTGCGGCAGTATATGATGCTGTGGTAGAATAAACATTTTGACCACCTAGGCCGTCATCTGTAATATTGATGCTGCCGTCTGCACCGTCTGCGTGAACTAAAATTGTTGTACTTACATCAGAATTATATGATTTTGTTGCAACTGAAAATGAGCCAGTATATCTTGCCACACTACTGACTCGAACTTCGTCTAAATAACCTCGTATCGAATACCCAGGGGTTCCAGTATAACCACCAATTGTTAAATTATCAGTGTTTGATGTGCTGCCAGTAGCGGTAGTTGTTGCTTCAAGAGTTCCGTTGATAAACAATTTATTTTGATTGCTGAGATCTCTGCTCATCATTACATGATACCAAGATCCTGTGCTCAACGCTGTTGTTGATGTAAAGACAGTATTACCATGTTGTCCAGTAAGTTTATTACTGGTTTCAAGATACATGCCAAATGTAGTTGCGGCAGTATTACCTTTATTGATAATATATTGTTTACGACCATTTTGAGTTAGATATACCCAGGCTTCTAAAGTATATGCTCCGGCACCATATTGTAAATCAGTATCACTACCAATTTCTAATAAGTCCCCGTCTGTGGTAAAACGTGCAGATGCTGTGCCAAATTTCTTTTGGAAGCTACTGACCTGTGTGTTACCTATTACATTAACAGTTTTACCACTTCGATCAGCTGCTTCAACAAAGCCGCTGGCCTTGCCTGTTAGGTAGACGTAGTCTGAAGTTACTTGATTAATTACACCAGTGGCCAACACAGTGCCTGTGCTGCCAACATAATACAAATTGTGCCCTACAGTAAATGTTCCGGTGGTATTTGCTAATCTTAGTCTTGTTCGACCTTGGCCGCCCCAACCTATACTACCACTAGTTGCAACTATACCTTTGTCTGAAAAATAACTAAACCCGTTTAATAATTCAACTCTAGTACCGTTGGTAATATACACCGCAGTTGAACTTGGTGTAATAAATGTTGCTTCGTTGAATAAGAACGCTGCTTCAAGACTGTTTGCCAATAATTGACTACCGTCAAGGTATGCACCGCCGCCTGCATCGTTGCTGTCAAAACCGTAGGGATCACCTGCCGTAGGATTTGATCCTCTAGTAATTACTGAAAATCTTTCTACATATGGACTACGTGTTGTGATAGTTGCTGAATTTGCATATTTAAATGCATATCCTGGTTTGTAAAAACCGCCAACAGTGAAGTCACTGATAGTTGTTTCACCGTTGAGTAAAAAAGCACTTTGAGTGTTTGTAGCAGTTGTGGGATAAACATAAACTTCGCGTAGTCCGGCGCCACGTATGCTTACTCCTTTAGGAACAGTTAATGGAAATTGTTCTTGATAATTACCTGCTTCAACAAAAATCGTATCACCAGCAGCGACTTGACTCAGTGCATATTTGATTGTTTTCCATGCACTTTGTATTCTGTGTCCGTCATTGCTGTCGATACCTGTGTTATCTGAAACATAATGAATTGTTCCATCATAGGCCATTAGGTCAACACCGCCAACTTTTAAAGTGCCGCCTATGTTTACATCACTGTAAAATCCTGCGCCGCCCAAGACAGTGAATGCGCCTGTGGTTGAATTTGTTGAACTTGTGGCATTTGTTATGTTTAACTTGCCACCAAATGTGGAATTGCCAGATAGACCTATGCCACCTTGAATGACCAGAGCACCTGTTGTTGTGCTAGTTGACGTTGCAGTTTGACCATTAAGGATTACTGCACCGTTTTTAACGATGAAATCAGCTTGTGCCATTCAGTTTCCCTTTCCACTTGACGGCTTGTCGAATATTTATATTAGGTAATTATTGCTAATCTAATTGCCCTTAAACTCATGCTCACAGGAGTATAGTTAGGAGTGAATACCACAGACAGCGTACCGCCACTGTAGGTTACATCAAATGCTCCTAGTTCTCCTGTGTTTGTAATTAATCCATATTGGCTTATATATGTACCCGGAGCTCCACTAGTGCCGTCATAGGTAACAACCAGTTCAACAACATGGAATTTATTAGGTGTTCCTAAATCAACTATCTGTACAAGATATTTTGCTGTAGTAAATTGGTTAGCAGTATAGGTGTCAATAGTAACTGGCGTTGAATCTGTTTTACCTGTTACTTTTGGTGAGCTAATTAAGTTGTCATCAACCTTGACTGTTAGACCTTTAACCTGTGCCCCAGAAGTAATGTTGCCAGCTGCACCAATACCACCTGCAACTACTAATGCACCAGAAGTGGTGTTTTGATTATTAACCGTAGTGGTGTTGATTTTAACATTGCCATTGGCAATAAACAGTGACCATTTATTTGTGGCATCACCGTTGGTAAATGCAGGTGCATTATCAATATACAACGTTGCAGCATCGGCCCAATTTGGATTTTGTGTTGCTGTAATTGTTGGTCTACCAAAACTGTAAATTGATGCTACACCAGTTAGAGAACCGGTTGATTGTAGATCAATAAACGTTGCTGTAGATAATACCAGTCCTGCACCTAAAGAATTGATTACATTTTTAGTAACAGTTCCAGATCTAGTAATTGACCCGCCAACTACTAAATCATTCCCAATGCCAACACCTCCTGTTACAACCAGTGCTCCAGTTAATGTGCTGTTAGACGTTACAGTTGATAATATCCGAGCGTTACCGCCAACATATATGTCTTGTCCTATTCCAACACCGCCTACTACAACTAAATCACCTGTAGCAGTTGAAGTTGAAGATGTTCCGCTGTTTATAGATGCGGTACCGGATATGATCCTACTGGCTATAATAGTTCCTGCAACACCCAGACCACCGGCAACCGTAGCAGCACCAGTAGTTTTATTTGTACTATCTGTAGTTCCCGTTACACGTAGGTCAGTGGTTGTAACTGTATTAGCTACAGATACATTGCCTCCAACAGTTAGACTCTTAGCAACACCTATACCGCCTGCTGTGACTAACGATCCATTATTGGTTGCAGTACTGTCAGTTGCATCAGTTATTCTGGCTGTGCCACCAACATTGATATTTTTTCCAAATCCTGCACCACCTGCAACAACTAGTGCTCCAGATGCAGTGTTATCAGACTGTGTGGTATTGACAATATTCAATGTTCCGTATAGTACTTCGTTACCGCCAATATATACATTTCCACCAACACCTAGACCGCCAGCAATAGTAACTGCGCCAGTATCAGTACTATTACTTTGTGTTAGGTTTGTAAATTGGAATGTGTTTGTAAAAATACCACCAATACCATTATTAACAGTACCAGTAGTAAGAATTTGTGCTCCGTTAATCCAACCTTCGGTTGTTACATATAAGTATGATGCACCAATTCCGCCGTAGGGTACTTGAAGTGCATTGTTTGATATACCTTGAGTGTTAAATTTATTTGATGTAAATGTTGTTGTATTAGCAAAAACAGTTTTGCCAGCAACGCCAATACCACCATCAAGAATTAAAGCCCCCGTATTTTCGTCTACAGCTTCAGTGGTATCACGTAAAATTATACTGCCAGCTTCTAAAGTACTCCAAGTTCCTGAGGTATAATAGTCACCAAATGGATTGCTACCGTTCACACCTGGTTGAATACTTTGTTTTAAAATAAATCTTTGAGTAGTGTTTTCTAGTCCAACAAATGCACGATAATCAGTCAATGTATTAATAGCATTTTGATAATGTATCAATAAACCTTTGTCATATACATCAGGTGTGGTCAGCATTGCACCGCCGGCACCGCCGCCAATTTCAATAATTGGATCAACAATGTAAGTATTTGTTGAATTTACAGTTACTTGAGCACCGGTGCCTAATAGTAATAAGTCGCCTTCAACAATAGTATTACCTTTAACTGTTAAATCACGCTTGATGAATACTCCGCCGGCAACTACTAATGCATTTGTTGCAGTAGTCCCTGTTGAGCTGTCAGTGTTACCAATGATTACATTGCCGGCAACACCTAATCCGCCATCAACTACTAATGCTGCATTACTAGGAGTGGTGGCTAGAGTTGCATCGTTGACATGTACAGATGCAACATTTAATTTTCCTTCAATACTAGTGCCACCGCGTACTACCAATGCACCTCTACCTAATTGAGAAGAAACAGTAGTGTCTGTGATATAGACTTGGCCTTCAATACGTGCAGATCCTGTAACTCCTAACCCGCCGCTGTTGCCAATTTGTAAACTATTACCAGCAATTGTTGCTGTATTGGCAGCACCGGAAATAAAGAAACCATTTCTAGCCCATAGATCTTGGCCAATGCCTAGTCCGCCTGCTAGTCTTAAAGCACCAGTTGTTGTGCTAACTGCGTTTTCTGTTCCAAGAATAGTGGCAGTTGTCAATACTGCCAAGTATCCGCCAATGTATGCGTTACCGCCCACACCTAGACCGCCGCCTTTGTTGATAATTACAGCACCGGTTGTTGTACTATAAGAATTAGTGCTGGTAGTAATTTGTATACCGTTAGGGAATTCAATAACGCCAAGATTTGCATTGGCACGAGTTAGAATTTCACTGTTGTTTATTTCATAATATCCAAATAAACTACCACCACCGCCACCATAAAGTCCGTTACCAAAACTAATACCGCCTGCTACCTGTAATGCTTGATTGTTGGCAGACGATGTCGAACCAGACAGTTCTCCAATATAGAAACTACCAGAAGTGGCATATAACGCCCAGGCTTTTTCAATTGTTAAGTTACTACCGGCAGTTGGTGCGCCTTTGATATAAATGCTAGTAGCGTTGGTATAAGTTGCGTTTAAACTTACTGTATCTAAAACTGAACTGCCAAAATAGTTTGTAACGCCCCAGGTCACACGACCTGAAGTAAGTGTATCTGTAAAAGTTCCGTCACCTAGACTTAATTGAGCGCCTGTAGCAAACGTGCCGCCAGTGATAGCACCCGTACGTTTAATAGATCCGCCAATGTTGATGTTGCCGCCAATTCCAGCTCCGCCAGCAACCAACAGTGCTCCTGATGAAGTCAAGGCAGACTGTGTCGTTCCTTGAACTTGTAAGCCTTCTTTTACGACGAAATCTCTAGTTAATGACATTTTTTATATCCTTACGTTTACCTGCTGATGCTGGTTCTCAGTACCTTAATTTGTTTTGCAGAAGCAGACGATGCACTGAATAATAATCTAACCAGACCATTACCGCTTATATCATAATCTACGTCAAACACTCCTACTGCTCCTCCTGTAGTAATAATACCATATTCAGACTTATAAACATTGCCGTCATTGTCTGCTAATATAACTATTTCTACAACATGAAATTTTGTTCCAGGTCCTATACCATCCGAAATTTGAACTAAGAGCTTTGCAGTTCTATAATTCGCAGCCGGGAAACTGTCTATCACTGTAGTACTTGTGTTATTTATGTTGGTACTACGTGTAAACAGCTGACCATCTCCAAATCTAACACTTCCTGAAACTTGTAATTTGTCTACACCGTTGTCTGTCTGTGGTCCTACAAGCAAATTACCGCTTGATTTGACCACAGCTAATCTAAATGTGTTGTTGGTATCATTGAATAATGTTAGACTACCTTCACGTAGATTAGCACCAGATTGTCCTGCAAAGTTGTTTCCGCCAACTTCCCATGTATAACTTTGTCCATTTGTAGCGGTATTTCGCATACGGAAATAAACACGTTCTGTTGGTTTTATACTTTCGAGTGTAATACTCTTGCCAACAAACAAGTCTCCGCCGATGCCAACGCCGCCTAATACTTTTAAAGCACCTGTGTTAGTGCTAGTAGCACCTTCAATATTTGCTACGTAGAAAGGGCTACTGATTGTGCCGCCATTCCATATAGGATTATTAACAGGTACTCCGTCTACATACAATGATCTAAAATAACCTGCACCGTTAACACCAATACCTCCTTGAACAATCATTGCTCCAGAGAATGTTGAAGTAGCACTAGTGTTGTTGTCAATATAAGCAACACCTCCTAAGTGCATTTCTCCCGCAATTCCTACGCCACCGGAGACAATAAGTGCTCCGCTATTTGTTCCAGTTGATGACGTTGTGCTTACTGCACGTAGGTCACTGAATCCGCCATAGCCAGGATCTATTGCACCAATAGTTGTGGTATCAATATTTTTATTTGTTATATTCTGTTGCAATTTGTCTGTAACTAATTGGTACCATTTTATTGGATCAACATCTAAGATTAAATTAGAAGTAAAATCAGTATAGAAATATCTGCCTGCTAGTGTATCACCCCTTGACACACTAACAATAGTCTGTGCTAATTTTGCAGCAGTATTTGCATCTGTGGCCCTTTCCCATGTACCGTTTGATCCCACACCCAGATAGCTGACCACATATATTCCGTTGTCTGCTTCGTTGATTTGATCTTTGACCAATACTATATCATTTGTTTCTAAAGTATATCCATCTACTACAATAGGTGCTCCACCTATCAAGTCAATACTACCGGTAGTTGCTGCTTTGACAGGATTTTTAAATGCTGTCTGAGCATCAAGTCTTGGAATACTAACATTTCCTAGTAGATAGATAGTGCCAGTTCCTGTGGTCTGTATTATAATGTTGCCGTCGGGCAACTGGCTTGTTATTCTAGTCTCAGTAGAAAAGTCTGTTTTAAATTGTAAATTTTGAAAAGTATTGGTATAGGTTGCAATATTGTTAACAGCGATAAGAGTAAAACCAGTTGCAGTTGAAGGTGTGTTACCCAGAGCAACCTGTGTTCCGCCTAATCCTGTATAACCAGTCGGAGACGTTGGGTTTTTTACATTTCCGCTCAACAATGATGCCATGTTATACTCCCACCACCAAGATAAATGGTGTCATTTCAGCATACAAACTCTTCTGGAATGTTCGTCCACTTAATACACCAGTACTTTGACTGATCACCAATGTTGGTCCTATCCGGAAATCTCCGTTTTGATCTGTTGATGTGAAGAACACCTTGCCATTATTTAACTGCACTACTTCTTTGCCTTGTTGAGGGTCGGCTGTGCCAACCTGCGGTAACGCACCATACTGTGTACCAGCACCTACATATTCAAACAGATATCCTGAAGCTGAAATATAACTCTGCTGATAAAATCTCACTGTTGCGCCGTCAACAAACAATGTCGGATCTGTAACATTTTGTTCTAGTCTAACAATATGATACTGACCTTTACGATTAAAATAACCGTTACCTGTGTTTACAGAATTATAATTTCCTCCATAAACTAAGTCGTAACCCACGGCATCAACAATTGCACCCATATCACGGAAGCACTTGTCTCTATCGTAGTTAGGTGTATCAGTGTAAATTGCATCAATATACGCAACAACTTCGGCTTTGATAAAATTTCTATTTGCTAATAATAAATTAAACGCATTAATAACTGTTGTGGCAGTGCTGGCTGTTTGACTAATTGGTTGCTGTGCAGGTGCCGCACTCGGACCATTATTAATAATATTTGTAATATTATCAATTTTTGCTCCTAGTGCTGTGACTTCTACAGAAGTTGCAATATTATCATTGAATACCTGCGGAACTTTAAACTGATAAGATGTAGTTACAGCTTGTCCAAGAACAATGCTGTTAACCATTTCTTTGATTCTTTCGTAGGCCGCAGTAGTTTGAGGTATTTGATCGTCAATTGCAGTGTCAGCTGCATTGAATCCATAGTAGTATACCCCAGATGTAATACTTTGTCTGTTGCCGCCGTGCAGTAAATCAAATGCTATGCTGTCAACAATATAACCTACATCTCTACGGCAAGTAGTTCTGTCATAATTAAATTCAGTATTGTCGTAATCAATTCTTGCAATGACTTCATTTTGAATGAAGGTTTTATTTGCCCGTAACAGATTATAACTGTTAACCACATCGCTAGAAGTTTTCACTGCTCCGTTTGGCACAATAGCATCAGTTACTCCGGCAGTTCCGTTGGTTAATATTGACAATATTACATCAACATTTGCAGTAACTTCTGCTGCTACTCCAGAAGTACCTATCGGTAAAGATGTATTTTGAGTTGACGTATTACCAGTTGTAACTTTGACTGTTTCTTTAAGGATTACTTTTCCTACTAGTTCTTTAATATAACGAATGGCATTAGTGGTTGTGGTGATTTCACCTTTAATTGTTCCGGTATAATCTGCTTGATTCCAATACTGTAGTCCTGCAAATGTACTTTCAGTAGTGCCGTTATATAATAAATCAAATGCAATACTATCAACAATTAGTCCTGTATCTCTCTTGCATTTTGTTTTGTCGTATAAGAAACCTGTGTTGTAAGTATTATTGATAAACGCTATTGTTTCTGCACGTATAAAATCTCTGTTTGCCGACAATAATTTAGCAGCGTTAATAACAGAAGTGCTGGTGCTTCTTGCCAATGCAATAGATTCTTTTACGGTTACTTGTTCAGGACCGTTTTCAATAATTCTATTGATAAAATTCACATTATCTTTTATCAGTTGAGCCTCAACAGTTGTACCAGTCTGTGTACTAACAACTTGAGTAACTAATGTTTGTTGGGGAGACGTAATTAATGCGCCTGTTACAATGTCACTGACAATTTGTTCAATAAAATTATAAGCACTTGTTGTTTGAGGAATTTCGCCTACAATAGCAGTGCTGGTACTGTCATAGCCGTAGTAATAGACTCCGCTTTGAATTGATTGTCTATTACCGCCATACAATAAATCAAATGATACACTGTCAACCATATAACCAATATCACGGAAACACTTGGCTTTATTATAAGAAAACCCTGTAAAATTACTGTTGATATATGCAATAATTTCATCTTTAATGAATGATCTGTTAGCAACTAGTAAATCATATGCACGGTCGGCATAAGGATCTGTACTAGCAGTTAGACTTATTGATGTTAGTGTGGATGCAACACTTGGTCCATTGTTAATAATATTTGTTATTCTATCAACTTTAGCCTGTGCTTTTGCAATTTGTTGTGTGCTAGATGGTAACATGTAAACAATTTGTGTTGCTGTGTTACCTGCACTTGGTGTAATTTCTACACCAGATAAAATATTTGGCAATATTTCTTTAATTCTATTGTAGGCCGCAGTTGTTTGAGGAATTTCTCCTACGATAGCAGTGCTGGTATTTAGGTATCCGTAATATAATACACCGCTTTGAACTGCTTGTTTATTGCCGCCGTGCAATAAATCAAACGCCACGCTGTCAATCATATAACCTGTGTCACGAGCACATTTAGATTTACTATACACAAAACCAGGTGCTTTTGTTGCCTCAACATAGGCAATGGTTTCAGCTATTAAATAATTTTTATTTGACAATAATAAATTATAGGCATTTGCAGTAGCCGTACTAATACTTGGTCTACCATTAGGTATTATAATATCAGTTACACCAGCTGTTCCTGTGTTTAAAATATTGATAATAACACCAAAGTCATTACCAATAACCGCAGCTTCGCCAGCAGTGGCTACTAAAGTTGATGTTGTTTGTGTAATAGTGCTTTGATAACGAACACCAGACTTGTTATTGACTACAACTTTTTGTGCCAATCCACTCAAGTATATAATAGCATTTGTTGTAGTGGTTAATTCATTGCGAATGTCGCCAACATAGTTTCCTTGGTTCCAATATTGAAGACCGGCAAATGTACTTTGGCTGTCGTTAGTTGTTGGATATAATAAATCTAAAGCAATAGCATCAACAATGAGTCCGGTATCTCTAGCACACTTGGCAGAGTCATATACAAAGTTTGCATTTGCTTCTACCCATGCAACAACTTCATTTTGCAGATAATTCTTGTTTGCCTGTAACAGTGAATATGCTGAAACTATAGAAGTTGTTGAACTTGCTGTTAGACTGTTTGGTACTATACGATCTGTGACTGCATCCGTACCGTTGGTCAATATGTCAGTTATAACGTCAAATTTTGTTCCTAACACCAACGAAATAGCCGTTGTGGAACTAGTGACAGTACTAACAACTTGTGTAACAGTATTCTGATATCGATATGACGATGTATTATTTGTTATAATTTTTTGTGCAACAGATTTTAGATATTTGATAGCATTAGTAGTTGTAGTTTGTTCTCCAGGAATTACAGTTAGTCCTTGATTCCAGTACTGAATACCTGCAAACGCACTTTGGCTAGTGCCATTAAACAATAAATCTTGAGCCAATGCATCAACAATTAATCCAGTGTCTCTTGAACACTTGACTGGATCGTAACTAAATTTACTTGGCCAAATGCTGTCAACATAGGCCACTGTTTCTGCTTGTATAAACAGACGATTTTTATCTAATAGTTTTTTGGCATTTAAAACACCTTGATCTGTGGTTACATACTGTCTTGGACGTTGTATAGAAGGACTACTGTCACTGCCATTTTTAACTATATTAGAAATAATATTAAATTTATCAGTAACTGATGTTACGCCGTGACTGCCGCCTGTTAATTCAGCATCAAATATCTGAGGATATAAAGATTGATAAGGCCCTAATGGATTTTGAGCACTAATATAGGCTGTTAATTCTGCTTTGATAAATCCAATATTTGCTTTTAATAGATCATAAGCAGCTTGAGCATCCGGATCTACAGATTTGTCAAGGCTTATTGGGACACTGGCATTAGCCATACTAGGACCCATGTCAATAATCATTATGATATGATCAAGATAATTTTGAATAGTAGAAACTATTGCAG